GCCACGGGCGCGACTGGTCCGACCGGAGCCACGGGCGTTACGGGCGTAACTGGGGCCACTGGCGCTACGGGCGTAACTGGTCCGACCGGCGCTACGGGCGTAACTGGGGCCACTGGCGCTACAGGCGTTACGGGCGCGACTGGGGCCACTGGCGCTACGTCTACCGTTCCTGGGCCTACGGGGCCGACCGGCCCAACCGGGTCTGCGGATCAATTTTCTACGCTAAAGCTCATTAGTTTGCGGTTGTAGGTAGTGTGGCGCTGTTCCGCCGTGGAGAAGCACAGCTTGACCCCTATCGTCGTCTGTAGCGTAGATGAGAAGTGCCTCCCGGTGATGGAGGCCAGCGTTCATGCGTATGCGTCCGGGCACAAGCTATACGTAAACGTCGCCCCCGGCTCGACCTTTGGGCACGCCTACAACGCCGCCATGATCGAGGCGTTTAAGCAGCACGACGAGATCATCATCGCCAACGACGACGTGGTTCTGACGCCGTCCACGATGGCCGTGTTCATGGCCGACATCGCCGCCCTCAAGGCCGAACACGGCGACAAGCTGGGCTTTGTGGCGACGTTGGCCGACAACGTCCGCTGGGATCAGACCCTCCGCGTTAGCCAACCCCCCGGTCCCCGGCAGGCGCGGGTGATTTCCCCTGTCTTTGCGTGGGTATCCAAGATAGCCTTTGAGGCCGCACAGTTCCCGCCGTTGAACTGGTACTCAGACGACGTGATGTGCGAAGACCTGAACCGCCTCGGCTTCAAGCATTTTATTTCCGACGCCTACGTCCACCACGCCGGATCGCAGACAATCGGAACCGACAACCAGAAGCACATAGACGCCGCCGTTCCTTGGCTAAGAGCCAACCGACCAGCCTACCTGAAAGAATGGCTACCTCACATGTCCAGGCCCAAGATCGCCGTTTACGCGATTGCCAAGAACGAAGAGAAGCACGTCGAGAGGTTTTGGAACTCTGCGTCCGAGGCAGACCTAGTTCTCATTGCCGACACTGGCAGCACCGACCGCACAGTGGAGATAGCGAACAAGCTGTTTGGGACGCAGGTTTACAAAATCCACGTCTCTCCCTGGCGCTTCGACGTGGCCCGCAACGCGGCCCTGGCGCTGCTTCCCGATGACATAGACATCTGCGTCACCCTCGACCTAGATGAAGTCCTCCAGCCCGGCTGGCGCAAAGAGATCGAGCGGCTCTGGACGCCGGGCGTCACGCGGATGAGCTATCTGTTCGATTGCGGCAAGGACCACGTCATACGGCAGGACAAGGTCCACGCCCGCAATGGCTACGTCTGGAAAGGCATCTGCCACGAGTACCCCTCGGCGTTCAGGATCGAGGAACGCTTTGCTACCTCGGACATGATCCTGGCCGTCCACCAGCCGGACGATGACAAGAGCCGGGGGCAGTACCTCGACCTCCTATTCGCGGCGGCATCGGACAATTTCAACGATCACCGCGCCAGCTTCTACTACGCCCGAGAGCTGTATTTTCACCGACGCTGGGGCCACGCCCTGGCCGAGTTTACACGCTTCTTATCGCTCCCCTCGGCGGTCTGGAACAAGGAACGCTGCTACGCCATGCGTATGATGGCCCGCTGCTGCTACGCCCTGGACGACAGGGCTGGGGCCATCGAGTGGGCCACGTCGGCCACCGAGGAGGACGGGGGCGCCCGCGAGCCGTGGCTGGAACTGGCTATGCAAGCCTACCAGCAGGAGCTTTGGGAGACAGTTCTCCTCGCCGCAAGACGGTGCCTCAACATCCCTGACCGAGACGAGACGTTCGTTAACGACCCGGAAGTGTGGGGCTCTAAGCCTTTTGACCTCTTGGCTATTGCGGAGTGGCGACTTGGGCTAAAAGGTGATGCGCTCGAACACGCGAAACAGGCTCTGAAACTAGAGCCTGATAACAAACGCTTGCAGCAAAACGTAGAGATGATGCAACCGGTTGAGGATATGGTTTATGACGGAGCTGCATGAAGTGGAAACTCGGATCAGCATCCACGAGGCCGTATGTGTGGAGCGTTATGCTGCCATCACCGCCCAGCTTAAGCGGATTGAGATGGTCATGTTCTCAACTGCCGGGGCGTTGATCCTAGGGTTGGCCACAATCGCATGGACCGTGGCTGTTAACCGATGAGCCGCCTTCTATCCGACCTGCATCCTACCGTTCAGGCTAAGTGTGAGGCCCACCTAGCCGCTTGTAAGGCCGCCAATATCGACCTTCTTGTGACCTGCACATACCGCGATAGCGAAACGCAAAACGCACTGTTCGCTCAGGGGCGAACGGCCCCAGGCCCCAAGGTCACCAATGCCAGGGGCGGCCAATCCCTCCACAACTACCGGGTCGCCTACGACGTGGTTCCCCTGCGAAACGGAAAACCCGTTTGGAAAACGACCGGCGAGGACGGTGAGCTATGGCAAAAGGTGGGCGAGCTTGGCGTGGAACACGGGCTCGAATGGGCCGGAAACTGGAAGAAGTTTCGGGAGTTCCCGCATTTCCAGTACACTGGTGGACATCCGCTGGCCTATTTTCAGGGTGGCGGTACCTTATAAAGGTTCTCATGTGAAACAGATCGCTCTCCTCGCCGCTGGGCTAACGGCCCTCGCCGCTCCGGCCCACGCCCACAGCTATCAAATCTGCCACCAGCAGTTCGCGCTCTGCGCCGCTTCGTCCAGCACGCCGACTGGCAAGATGATTACGGTCAACGTCCAGGGCGGCGGTACAGCCCAGTACCCTGAGATGGTCGCCGTCTGCCCCGTCCTGAATGGCCCGTCGATTGCCGACGTGACCGGAGGCAACATGAAGGGCTCATGCGATCAGCCCGGCCCCAATCAAGTTTGGTCGCTGTACCAGTACCGGGACAAGTTCCCGCAGGCCCCCAACTGGTTGCGCAGCGACAAGGCCACGATCCAGACCTTCACGACGAGCGTCGGCAACGGCATCTCGAATATGTTCAGTTTCGCCTGCACCCTGGAACCCAAGCGAGCGGGCAGCGTTAAGCTGGCCAAATGCTATGGCCCCGCAGACGAAGACGTGGCCGGTGCGCCTGTTCCGCCGGGTACGCTAGTGGTTACGCAGGCACCCGTGGGCGCTACCTATCCGGTCAGCGGCCCGATCCCTCAATAAGGAGACTGCTATGTTTGGTATTCTACGGGGTAAGAAGACCTACGTCGTCGCCGCTTTGTCGATCCTCGGCGCAGGCGCGGGCTACGTCACCGGCGACGCCACGGCCATGCAAGCGGCGCAACTGGCCGTTACGGCGCTTCTGGGCGCGACCCTGCGGAGCGGTATGCGCTAGTTAAAGCGGCGAGGGGCGACCGTGACAGGTCGCCCCCAGTGCGCTATAAAAACCACTTGACGGTCGAAGCCTCGTGTAAGGTTGCGGCGTCCAAATAGCCCAATGAAGGTGCTGTATGGCGACCACAATGACCTTCACGACGCTCCAGCAGGATGTGCGTCGGTATCTTGAGCGAGGTGCAACCCTCGCGTCGGACGCTATTGTCTACGAACAAATCCCGCGTTTGATCAATCTGGCCGAGCGCCGGATCGCCCGCGAACTCAAAATCCAAGGCTTCATCAACGTCGTCACCGACACCCTTATCGTCGGCCAATCCGTCTACCAGAAGCCTGACCGCTGGCGCGACACGGTGTCGATCAACATCGGCACGGGCGCTGCCAACAACGTCCGCAAGTTCCTGTTTACACGCTCTTACGAGTACGCCCGGACCTATTGGCCCAACGAGGCCGAGACCGAAGAGCCTGTGTTCTACGCCGACTACAACTACACCAACTGGCTGATCCTGCCGCCACCGGACGAGGCGTACCCCTTCGAGGTTCTCTATTACGAGCTGCCGGTGCTGCTGGACGAAGAGAACCAGACCAACTGGCTGACCGAGTACGCGCCGCAGGTGCTGCTGTACGCCTCGCTGTTGGAGGCCACGCCGTTCCTCAAGAACGACGAGCGCATCCCGGTGTGGCAACAGATGTACGACCGCTCGGCGGCCATGCTCAACGGCGAAGACCTCGCCAAAATCCTTGACCGTTCCGCTGTGAGGAAAGAAGCATGAGCTTCACCCAAGTTTTTGGTGGCAACACCATCTATCCGTCGGACGTTAGCTATCTGGCGCTGGCGCTCACCGAGGACGTTTTCCTGCAATGGCCGCTGGAAACCGCGACCGGCAACAACATCGTCGCGCGGATCATCGACGTTACGCCGACCGACACCTACTCGGTCTACATGCCCGACGCCACGCTGACGGGCGTTGGTCAAGTCACTCAGTTCCTGAACGTCGGTCCCGACGCCATCACGATCAAGGACAGCGCCGGTGGGACGCTGCTCTCTATAACGACTGGTCTGACGTTCACCCTGTACCTGACCGACAACACCACCGCCGCTGGCACTTGGGAAAGTTTCCAGGCCGGTGCCGCAACGGCGCAGGCCCAGGCCGCCCAACTGGCGGGCTACGGCATTATCGCCCAAGGCAGCCTCCTGTCGCAGTCGCAGCCCGTCACGGTCTTCAACGCCGACTTCACCCTGGGCGCGGGCAATCGCGCTGCGGCCTTTGTCTGGGAGGGTGGCCTCGGCACCCTGACGCTGCCGACCGCCTCTTCCGCCGGGAACAACTGGTTTGTGGCTGTCCGCAACGGCGGGGAGGGCAACCTCACCATCGCCACGCAGGGCAACGACGACATCAACGCACTGGCCACTTTGGTCCTGCGCCCAGAAGACAGCGCCACCATCATTACGGACGGCATCAACTTCTTCACGGTTGGCTTTGGCCAGCAGGCCGTGTTCGCCTTCGACTACACCTCGATCAACCTCGCGGGCGAGGGGGGCGGCGACTACGTCCTGGCTGGCGCGGAACTGAACCGCATTGCCTACTCCTTCGTCGGTGAGATCGTCGGTGATGTCGCTGTCGTCCTGCCTGCTACAACGCAGCAGTACTGGGTCGCAAACAACACAACGGGCGGCTCCTACCTGCTGTCTGTAGGCACTGCGGGCCAGATGGCGCCGGTTGACGTGCCCCGCGACAGCCGGGGCATCTACTACTGCGACGGTACGACCGTCGTTAAGGCTGACACGGCGGGCATCTCGCTACCGGTTGCCATCGACGATGGCGGCACGGGCGCAACCACGGCGGCTGGCGCGCTCATCAATCTGGGGGGCACGTCCGTCGGCATCGACGTGTTCACAGCCGCGACCGAAGCTGCTGCGCGCGTGGCTATCGGCGCGGGCGTAGGCGACGGCTCCGTCACCAGCATAAACGCCGCTGGCGGCTCGACGGGCCTTACCTTCAGCGGTGGACCCGTCACGACCTCCGGCACGGTCACGCTGGGGGGGACGCTGGCTGTAGCCTCCGGCGGCACGGGCCAGACCAGCTACACCAACGGCCAACTGCTGATCGGCAACACCAGCGGCGGCGGCTTGGCCAAGGCGACCCTGACGCAAGGCAGCGGC